AATATAAACCATCTGCATCTTAGCTGGGTCTAGAACATATCCTGAAGGACCAGTTCCATCCATTTTATCAATATTCCATTGTGACTGTGGAACCTTAACAGTTTCCATCTTCAAATATCTTGCAGAGGTTGTTGTTTGAGCTCTATATGCTGGAGAAATATACATTTCTGTGTCATTGTTAATCTGAATAACTTTATAATGAGCACCTCTAATAGTGATTTGCTCTCCAACAGTAAGCTGTTTTCTAAATCTTGTATTTGTTCCTTGTACATAGTTTGAATACTGCACAACGTTTACACGACCAAATAGTTCTTTCTTTGTATATCTACGAACACAGTGGAATTCTTTTCCATCATATTCAAAGAAAAATCCGTTTTGATCATCATAAAGCCCGCATCTTGTTGCAGCACCCTTCCATTTAACAACAGTAATATTTACATCTGTTCCGCCAGGGAATTGATCTGTTGATGGAAGAACTTGTGTAAGAAGCATAGAATATCTAAATGAGTTAGTTCCAAGAACTTCTCCTACAATAAAGTCTCCATTCCAAGGATTGTAGTCTCCAGTAACAGTTGCACCTTCAACTCTAATTGTTGCTCCTGGTTGTAAACCGTGATCCTGACGAGTTGTAACTGTAACCAATGATATACCTACAGCATTGCTTGAACAGAAAATTGTATCAATATCATATGTTGGTGTTAATTTTGCACCAGTTGAAAATTGAATTGACTTACCTGATTGATAACGGAAGTAGCGACGAGTTTGACGAACTGTCTGTACACCGCAAACGTTATTAGCAGTAGTCATAATAACTCCACCGTCAAAAGGTCTATGGTCTACATATCCTTCTGGTCTAGTAAACAAACCAATATTTGCTGTTGCAATTGGATTTGTTACTGGAGTTGCTTGTGTAGTAAGTTGAAATTTAAATTGATTTGGTGCAGAAACGTTTGTAATAAACTGAATGCCACCAATTGGACTTGTTAGATCGTTAATAAGAATTGGTGTTCCTGGCAACAATCCGTGAGGTCTAGGAGTTGTTACTGTAATTGTTGAATATGCTGCTTGATCTGAAATTGCTGACCAAGAACCATAAGATCCAACGTTACCTCCAGTAATATGTGAGTTATCATAAATTCCTCCGCCGTATACACCAGTCATATTTCCATCTTTAATTGTTTGTGCTGGAACTACTCCTTTTGCACGATATGAAAATGATGTTGCATCAATTACGGTTATTGGATATGTACCATCAGCTGTCTGAGAAGATGTGGTTTCTTGCACAGAAACAATGTCTCCGTTGACAAGACCGTGGTTAGAAGCTGTTGTTACTGTAACTGTTGATCTTGGAGAAACGCCATCTCCATTAATTGAAATAATGTCATATGAGTTTCCGCCTGTTGTTCTTGAGAAAAATGTTGGGTAATTAGAGCATGTTACAAGCGCTTCCCACTTTGAAGGCTGAACTCCGTACTCAAAGTCGGTATCCATCAATGATTGTGGGGCTGCAACTCTTAGTTTTTGCACAGCATCTAAAAGTACTGGTTCAAATGTATTTGTTTCTGCTATTTCATCATAAACAATTGCAAGCTTGTCTGTACTAAGCATTGATGCACAGTTATATTCGAGGACAATCGTTGTTCCTGGCTGATTTTTGTTTGTATTATTTTGAGTTACTGAAACATAGCCAAGATTTGGGTCTGAGAAGTTATAAATAACAATGTTTTTTGTTACGTTGGTAATAAGCATTAATCTTTCTGGCTTAATTACCCTAGGGATTGTTATTGTATTAGTTGTAGGAATAAACTTGTAGTATGTATCCTCAATCTGTCTTCTAGCCATGTTTTATTCTCCTAAAATAAGAAACTGCTTGCTGCAAATCTACTGTTCAACTGTGTTTGTGTTAATGTTGAAGTATACTTTGGATAGTATATTCCAAGATTAAGTAGAGCATCTACTTGCAAAGCATCTGTCTTTGCGTATATTTCATTTGCTACTACGTTTCCTGAAGGACCAGTTGGGCCAGTGGCACCCGTATCACCTTTGTCACCTTTAAGACCTTTTATATTTCCTTGTAATGACCATGCACCAGATCCTGATGCATCATATATATACCAGTTTCCAGTTGATGTTGCTAGATACTGATCGTTTCCAATTAAATTTACTGGAGCTGGATTTAGTGATGTTGGTGCATTGAGTCCAGTATAAATCTTACTTCCTCTTTGTCCCTCAATTCCTTGAGGACCAACATTTCCTTGTGCACCAGTTGCGCCTCTTGGAATGTTAAAATTTAAAATTGCTGCTGAAGCAGTTCCGCTATTTGTAACAGTTGCATTTGTTCCAGCATTAGTTGTATTTACTGTGCCAATTGATATTGTAGCATTTGTACCTGCTGGACCTTGCGGACCAGTTGGACCCTGTGGGCCTGGTCTAGAACCTGCTACGACAACCCAAGAAGAGCCGTCCCATCTTTTTAGTGACATGTATTTACTCCTTTACAAAGTATACCAAAGTTTTTATAAAAAGCCCATCCACATTAAGGCCTGTGTGCTTTGAGATTGAATTCTTGTCCTAGATTCTTGAACCTCATTTGGCTGAACCACCCAAGTATTATTAATTGATATATATACTAGGCCAGTTGAAGAATCTACAGCAAGCATGCCTGGTTTTGAACTTGCCACTGGAAAAGCGGCATAATTTGGATAACTAGTAAAAACTAAGTTTGTATAATAAGATGGAGTATCTAAATCGTTAACGTCTACCCAAAGTTGAACATTGTCTGGATTTGGAGCGCTAGAACCAACTTCTACTAATTGTCCTTCATAATCATCTGTATCAATCCAAAGCTCTCCCTCATATTGTGGAGTTGTTGGTTCATCAGCAGAATAAATTAATTCTCCTGGAGCTGGATTTGGATCAACCCAAAATTCATATTGGGTTGGATCTGGAGCAGTTGTTCCAGTAAAAAATTGTCCATAAGGCATTCCGAGGTCATCTACGTCAAACCAAATATCTCCTTCTAATGCCGCTGCATTTGGAGGAGCAATCATTCCAAAAAATAAAGTTGCTGGGGTTTGTGTTCCATCTGTGGAAATACTTGGAAGTCCTCCACCGCCGCCAGCACCTCCAGATACATCTTTCCAAACTAATCCATCAAATACTCTAAGTTTTTCTGCAGCAAGATTATAATATATCTGTCCTTCTACTGGATTAGATGGAGCAGTATTTGTTCCAATAATTACACCTTGTGTAAATGTGTTTTTAGAAACCCAAACATTTTCTGTTGCTAAACCTAAAGCTGTTGAAGCATATTCCCAATTTGGTGTAAAAGAATATGGTTCCCAGTATGAAGTTCCAGGAGGATATCCTGTGTTTGCCTCACCAACTCTTATGTAAAAAGATCCAGTATAAGATGTTATATCTCCTGGTTGATAATCGTAGCCATTGTCATATGGGCCTTTATAAGCAGCTGGATATGCATTGTATACTTTAAGCGCTCTTACACCGCTTCTAAATTCATCTGTGTCAAGCCAAAAAGCTCCATGTGCTGGATTTGCAGGTGCAGTATTAGACATTACTGCTTTTGATGGCTCTGTAATTGCTTCTAAAATTAAAGTATTATTCTCATCGTCATAGAGAATATTCATATTTTTGTTATTAGCGCTTTGGAAAAGCGGAACAATATAATCCTGTACCTGCTCTTGAGTTAACTGTGGTGTAACGCTTAAAACTATTTTATTATTTTCATCATCATATGTTGCTGTAACATTATTATGATTTGCATGGTTAAATAACAATGCTGAAGCATCTTGAACAGCTTCAACAAAATCAGTAATATTTGAAGATGTATGTGTATGTCCTACTGGAGATTTGCCAGCAAGCGCTGTTGTCATTGTGCCAGCAAAATTAGCGTCATCATTTAATGCAGCAGCAAGTTCATTTAAAGTATCTAAAGCTTGTGGAGCAAAATCAATAAGATCAGCTATTTTTTCATCTGTATATAAACCAGCTGCTGATAAAGCAGCATCTGCTTTTGCTTGAGCATCTAAAGCAATTGATAAAGGTATTTGAGACGCAGTAAGTTTTCCAGAAAGATCAAGTGTTGCTAGTCCGCCAGCAACTCCTTTATCACCTTCATAAACTGTAAGTGGAACATAATCGCCAAGACTATCTTCTAGTTGCCCAAGATTTACACCTTGTAAGTCTACAAAATTTTTAAGAGTTGTTAATCTGTTTTCAATAGAACTTGGATCTGTAGAATTATTTATTCCCAGCTTTAATTGAATTTGATAAACTGCATCATTTAGCCTTCTATGTTGTGCAGAGTGAGAAACCTCTTGAACTGAATTGGTTGCAAGCGGCTGGGTATATGTATCAATCTGGGCGGGATATAAAGTCTCCATACCTACAATTATACCAACATAACAGTTAGGCTACATATCTTCTTGTTTTTGGCCAATGGCTACGTTTGGAGGGTTTTTAGAAGGCATAATATAACAATGTGGTCCTTCTGCATATATAAAGTCAGCAAAAATAACATTTAGTTTTTTAAAAAACTGGTCTATACCCAAGCCCTCAAAATTTTCTGATTTTAATTTTTGGCAAAAAAAGTTATTAAAATCTATTGCTTCTTGCATAGATTCGTGCTTTTTATAAAATTTAATTCCGATGTCTCTTATATTTCCTTGATCATCTGTATGAAAAACAGCAGTCTCGTATCTACCAGCTGCATTAAGTATAGTATTTACCCTTATAGAGGTAATTGAAAGATTTACAACTTTTCTTATTTGCCACCTTTTTGTTTCAACTTTTATGTCGTGTGCCATTACCAGTTGCCATACTCTCTATTAAAATCTACTTCAAATTTATGTTCTTCTGAAAAGGTATAAAAAGTGTTTAAAGTATATCTCGTTCCATTTCTTACCTCTTTGACCCCATGAGCATGATGAATATCTCCTGGAAAAAATGCTAGCATGCCAGCTACAATTTTAATTTCAAGATCATGTTGTGGAAAATAAATATGTCCATCTTCAAAGTCATCGTTCAAATACAGAACACAACCAATATCTCTCCAGTTCCAAATATGCGGAAGTCTATTAAAATTTTCATAGTCTGAATGTGGTGGCTGTGCTTGTCCATGTGGCCAACGTATTAAGTTAAAGCAGTCTGGCCAAATATCTTTTTTTAAATTCCAAGATTGTTTAATTTGTTCTCTAATTCTTGACTCTATTTCCCAAAGCTTTTTTGCAATCTTTATGTCATATTCAGTTCCAAACCCTGCCTCTGAAATTAATAAATGAATAATTGATAAATATCTGTTGGTCCACTGATTATCAGGATCAGAATGATTTCTTTTTTCCCATAAATTTTTTTCAGTTAATCTTTTTTCATAATCTAAAAGCATAGATCTTTCTTCTTCAGTAATGAAGTCGTATATTACTTTAATGTCTTCTTTTGCCATCTATACTCCTATTGGAATCCATTTGAATGGGTACTGATTTTGAAGCATAAAAACTGGAGCAATATTAAAATATATACATTCAATTTTTGTGGATTCGTATTGAATTTCTTGTCCCGCTTCAAAAAGTAAGATTGTGCCTTCAGCAACACTTTCTTTTTCTTTATTTAAGTATACAAAAAATTCTTCTTTTTGTAAAGAAACTAAACCATTGAAGCATGGAATGTTTATTCCGCCAAAATCGTAAATAAATTTTTTATTTACAAGCCCATTAAAATAATCTGAAGAAATATAATATTCTGATTTATTAAAAGAAACTTCCTTATTTAAACATTCATTTTTTAACATTGCTACTATTTCTTTATAAAGATTAAATATGTCAGAATCGTATATGCCAAATACATTGAATTGGGTAGGGTTATAGGACGGCGCCTTTTTTATAAAATCAGCAGCATTTCCAGAATTAAAAAAATATACACTATCTGTATCATTTAAAGTAGAAACAATTTTTTCTTTAATGCCTTTAACATTTACATTTTTTTTAATCATGATAAAGTTTTAATTCTTTGTCTTATAAGCTTTTGTACTTCTGGTTTTAAAGTTAACCACATATGGTTACTATCTACATAATGAATTAGTAATATGCCAACCCTATTGTTTTCAGGATCAGGAAATTCTGGTTTCCAATGCTGTTGATCATTTGCATAAAAACCAATAGCTTCATTTTCTAAAAAAAGATATTCTTTTCCTTCAATTATTAATGGCCAAGGCTCATTGTGATAAAGACCTATGTCTAAAGTATAGGTGCATGGACCAGAGTCAACATGTGGATTTAAATGCGCTTGTTTTCCAGAGTACTCTGAAAATATTGCATACGTTGGAACTATGTTTTTATTGTTGAACCATATTTTTGCTGGCTCATGCAATTTGTTTAAAATTTCTTGAAGAACTTGATCGTCAAATGAGTCTATTCTTTTGCTGTTATAAAAATCATACTCAGCATTTTTTAAAAAGAAATGATTTTTAAAATAATTTTGTATTTCATTAAAATAGTCTTGTTCAAAAACTTTTTCAATTTTAAATTCTTTCATCCTACAACCATTTCTATAAAACTTCTATTTGCAGATCCTCCAATTTTTTGAATAACATATTCATATTCTTTCCCACTTGGAAATATAAGCATTGTATTTTCTTTTAGCTGTATTGAAAAATTTTGATGTGGCAAGCTAATAAATCCGCCGTTATTTATTGTATTTAAACAAAATAAAACAACATAGCAGTCTTTTTCAAAAGCTGCACACCTTTGTTTCATTTGTGGGTCTTCTGTTCCTGGGACTTGAACAAAATGATTTTCAAATTTCATCCACAAGTTCAATGGTGATTTTATTTCAAGTTCTCTAAGATAGCTGTACATTGCTTTAAAAACAGCTTTATAAAAAAATGTTTTTGATTTTAAATTTGTATCATTTTTTGCAAGATCTATGTCGGCTTCATAAATATTGTCTTGGCCCAAAAGGACGTTTTTAAGCTCGTAAGAAATTGAAGAAAAGTCTATGTCTTTAACAACATTTTCAACATAAACTATATTGTTTAAATACTTAACTATTTTCATTGCTTAATATCCTTTTTATTCTTTTATTATACCACACGGCAGGATATAAAAAATCTCTTGGAGGTTCTGTCAATTCAAAAATTTTTTTAACCTCATTTTTTTTATATATATGTTTTTCTTTTAAAATTTTTTTTGTATTATTATAAGCAATATCTGCAATAAAACTTCTTTTAGAAGGAACGTCAATTTTTTGTTGCCCCATATTGTTGTAAAAGAATAAACGTGTTATTACTCCTATCCACTTCCATGCGCCAGATGGTCTAAGCTCTGGACTTGTATAAACACGATTTGCTAATAAATTTTTATCTATTGTTAAATAAAGGTCTGGATAATCATTTGAGATATAATTAGAAACAATTATTGTTCCAGAAGGATATTTTTTATTTTTATAAAATGCAACACAATATTTTATAATATTGTTGTTTTTAAGCTCAGTTATTTGAATCCAATAACTATTTAATTTTTCTGGATATTTATCTAAAAATAAATTTGAACTTATTTTTTTTTTAAACATTTTATATCGAAACCGAGTCGTGAACAAGCATTTCTTGAGTAAAGAATATATCGTAAGGCTCACAGTCAATTGATACAATTTCATGTGAAACTGGAACTGATTGCAGCATTGTTATTGGCTCAAATGAACTTGAAGCATAACTATAAATTTCATCGGTATTTACAATATCAGCAGTTGCTATAAATCTTGCAAGACCATCTCTTTTTATTAAAATGTAGTGGTATTGTGAAAAAATATCTCCATTTATAGCTACAACTGTATCTCCCATTTTTTGATGAATCATAACAACGTTTGTTGTAGTATATTCAATTTGTGGATTAGTTTCTGTCCAATTGTAAATACTTTGATAAGATTCTGGAGTAGACAAATATGGTACTCCCTCAATATTTGCTGAAATCAAAACATCGCCAACTTTTAAACTTCCAGCAGCAACTAGTCCATCTGGAGTTCTGACCAAAGTATGTACGCCTAAACTTTTCCAAGTTGATGGTGGCAATACAATTGGTGGTATATATGGAGGATCTGCTGGTGGAGCAGTTGGTGGATCTGCTGGTGGCCCTGCTGGTGGCCCTGCTGGTGGCCCTGAAGGAGGCGAATTTCCATATGGAGGCGGATTGCTATATGGATTATAATACGGAGCAACATAAGTATATAATGTTAAATTTACAGTAGTTAAAGCATCTACTAAACTACCAGCAGAAATGCTTTGTGATGTAATTTTTTGATCTAATCCGCTATCTGATCCACTTGTTCCAGAAACTGTTCCAACTAATAGTCCAGCTCCAGTTATTGCTGCTCTAGCAGCTGTTTCGCTAAGTCCATAAACATTAGGAACTGAAATTCCTTCATAAGCATTATAAACAAAGTTAACAGTTGTTCCACGTGGAACAATTTGATTTTCTGAAAATCCGCTATAAGATTTAAACTTGTTGCTTTCTGCAGAATAATTTGTAACTGAACTTGATGACGAATAATTTAATCCTAGGCCAGCCAATATTGATTCTGCTTCAGATCTTGTTTTACCAGACAAATTAGGGATAGAAACTTTAGTTGTTATCTTACGACGACGAGATGATTTTCCTGACATTATGCAACCAAATCTCCAAATACGACCCAAGAATTTGCCCCACGCTTTAAACATGTGGCGCTACTCCATTGAGTGCGGAGCTTTAATCCTGGTGTTGCATTAGGCGTAAAACCTTCGCCATTAATTGTTATTTGTGTGCCAGTTGTTTGCAAAACTTCAAAGTATGTTCCTACTGGAAAATTAGCTGTAAGATCGCTTGGAATAGTTAATATTCCTGTTGTCATTTCAATGAGTTTAAAAGCATCCGCAAGACCTGGTGTGTAAGAAGCCGTCTGTTGAGAAATTGTTGTTAAGTTGTTAGCATCAATATCTGATACTTTTGCAAGCTTATACCACCCTCCCGCATGTGCATAATATGCGGCACCTGTTCCATGTACGTGTGCAAACATACCATGTTTATTTGCTGCGGCTGGAAGATTTGCTTCTGATGCATATGCTTCCCACATTAACTCTGAGCTTTTAATTGCTCCGTCTGGAAATGTTACTGTACCAGTAGCTGTTAAATTATTTGTTGTTAAAAGAGTTGATGCTGTTATTGAAGGAGAGGTAATAGATGTTGATGCTGATACAGTTGTAGCATTAAGTCCTCCAACAACAAGGTCGTCTGCCAAAGCTTGTGTCCAATTGATTACAGTTGAAGGTTCTGTTGTTACACCTTTAAAAAGTCTCCATTTGTTTTGCTCGTGATCTCTTGCAAGTCCTGAATGTTGATAAGTTCCGTTATTAAAACTTCCAACAATACCAATATCAATAATATTTGCTTGATTATTTTCACCGACATAAATTAAAGGGTTTGCAACAGAAAGGTTTTGTGTTGATTGAGTTGTTGTAGACCCAGTAACTGTTAAATTTCCAGAAACTGTAAGATTTCCTGTATTAACTGTTCCAGTAAAAGATGGATTTGCTAAATTAGCTTTTAAGTTTAGTGCTGTTTGTGTTGCGGTAGATACAGGCTTATTAGCATCTGATGTATTATCTACATTTCCAAGTCCAACCATTGATTTTGTAATGCCGCCAACTGTACCAGTAAATGTAGGAGATGCAACTCTAGCAATATTTGTAGAAATTTGAGAATCTTTAATTAAACCAGCGTTATCTAATTGTGGAATACCATTTAAGTCATCTAGTAAATTTGTAAAGTAAGCAAGGGTAACGTAATCTTCTAGCGTGTCATTTAATCCGCCAGATAAAACAACTTCTGGGGCAGTTGCAAAAACAAATTTATTTGTTGCATCATTATAAGTAACAGTTATGTGAGAATGATCAGAATGATTTACTGCTAAACCAATTGCATCTTGTGCTGCTTCAGCAAGTTCTGATGGAAGAACGTTTAGATAATAACAATCTCTCCATCTTGATGTTTCTGAAAATCCAGCTTTAAATCTTCCAACATCTAAAGATAATGCTAATTCTCCTGGTTTTAAAATTGGATTGTTATCATACCAATTTTGTTGTGTATCCCTACGCATTTGAATTCTAATTGCCATTATGAATTGCCTCCATCAAGTGATGTATCACTATTATATTGTTGGTTAGAACTTCCGCCATCAAAAACGCTAAGATTTGGATTGTAAGATCCTGCAATTACTGTATGAACTGGTCCATCATATGTATGAATATGATCTTCTAAAACATATTGTGAAGAATTGACTGGCATCCATTCTGAACCAGTATGCATCATTAATGCATTCATATTTGTATTAAAATATAAAGATCCAGCATGTCCATCAGTTGGATGATCTGGAAGTGTTGGCAGTGACAGGGTTGCTAAAAATTGTCTTGCCATTTGTTATCCCGTTATAACTACTCTGTATGCTCCGTTTGCTGGTGCTGTTGCAAACCTAACTGTAACTGTATTCAATGTTGTTCTTTCTGTATCTACTTCAACATTGTTCCATTCAGCTGCTGTTTCAAAAACCTGAATGCTGATATCTCTTGAATTTAGTCCATGGTCTACTACGAATACTGATCCTCCGCCACTGACTGTTACATATTGTGCGGTTGTAGAAAGATCTGCTGCAAACTTACGAGCAATTGCATATTGACGACCATTGTCTAGACCAATCTGCCAACGATCATCTGTCTCATTCCATGTTAATAGTGCATCTTCTTCTGCACCACGGTGAATAATAAATCCGCCATCAACTGTTGGTGTAGCAGATTCTGAAAGATTAGAATTAAGGTTAATCTTATTATCTTCAATGTTAACCTGTGTTGTATTTACTGAGTTAATTGTTCCTAATACATTTAGGTTTCCATTAACTGTAAGATTATTGCCAATTGTTACATCGTTTGGCAAACCAATTGTGACTGTTGAGCCTTCTCCGCCTGAGTTGGTTACTTCAATTTCATTTGTTGTTCCTTGAATTCCAGCTACATAATCACCAGTTGTTTGTGAACCAAGGTTTACATTTTTGATAGAAACTGCGCCATCAGATACTGTAAAATCAGCATTTGCAAATGATGCAACACCACGATTTGTTGTTGTTGCAATTTCGGCATCAATTTGAAGTTTGTTATTTACATCATCATAAGTTACATCAATGCCTTCGCCTGCAGCAACAAGATCATTTACAATGTCTTCTACACGCTCTTTATTAATTGTTACTGAACCAGAAACAACCTCAAAGTCTGTGGCTGGGAAACTTGCAACACCTTTATTTGTATGAGTTGCATCTTCTGCAGATATTGTTATCTTATTATTAGCAGCATCTGATGTTACATCAATGCCTTCTCCGCCTTCAACTTTTAATCCTTCTGTAAGAAGATCAATTGAAACAACTGTATCGTTATCATCTTTTACAGTAAGAGTAGTTGCAACATTTACTTGACCAGCTGCAGTCAAACGACCTGTGCTATCAACTGTAAATGTTGGGATTTGTGTTTGTGAACCGTAACTTCCAGCTGTTACTGTTGTGTTTGGAAGTCCAATTGTTGCATCGCCAGATATTGGATCCTTAGATACTGTAATTTCTCCAGGCTCACCAAGGATATCTGGAATGTCGTGTGTGTGATCTGCACGAGCAACTGATGTAGATGTTCCATCAGATTTTGTATTACCAAAAAATAGAGATGTAGTTTGTCCGCCTGCGCCAAAATCACCAGAGGCTCTTAGCCAAGTAGTTCCGTTCCAGAAATAAAGGAAATTGTCCGTGCTGTCATAATAAATTTGACCAGTTACAGGACTTTGTGGTTTAGAAGAAGAAGGTAAATTTTGAATGCGGGCATTCAACAACTCATTCTTTGTGAGATCTAAACTTACTAGAAACTTTCTTGCCATGTTTTGTTACTCCTCTTTTAGGACAGGTATGCTGTCCCTGAAAATGGCTGAGCCATAGTTAGCGTCAGGACATTAATACTATTATAGTCTATTCCTGTTTCCAATACGTCACCACTACTAGATTTAACAGTCACGTTTGGATGAAATTGTAGATTGTGATAAATTGTTACAGAATATACGCCATTTACTGGCCCTGTAACTTGTGCAAGCTCCCAAGGATATACCATGGCAACTTCTGTATTCAAAAGGTAGTTTGGGGCTCCGTCCCAAGAAAGGTCGGAAGGCTTTGGACCATAAAATCTTGTTGTATCTTTGTCATAATAAAAATCACCAATAAGACCTATAGTATTTAATGGGGCTCCATTTCCATTTAGGATACCTTTTCCTCTTGGACCCTGGGCTCCAACATCTCCAATAACAACTTTGTTTACATTTTCATGTACTATTACTTTTTCTACCATTATACTGTCACCGACCTATCTAGTGTTAAAAATCCTTCAAGGATTCTTATTTTATTACCGTTTGTATCTGTGACAAGAATGTCATAAGCTGATTTTGGAAAAATTAATTTATTTGTTGCATTAGCAGGAATAGTAACTGTAATCATATTACCAGCAATATTTATTCCATTAGATGATGGAGTAGACAAAGTTGTAACTAGTTGCTTTCCGCCTTTTGTATCACGTATCTGCATTTTGGCTGTGGAACCAGTTAGATCAATAGGGTTATCATTTGAGTCTAGATACTCAATTTGAAAAGAAAAAGTAGCCCCTTGGTCTACCTCAAAATTTTTTGTTGATGCCACAATACCACCTTATTAAATAGAAAAGTCCCTATGCTCATTTTAGCATAGGGACCGTCCTAAAGTATTTACTTAGTTAGGCCAAAAGCCTTGTCGTTTTTATTAAGAGCTCTTAATAGAACTGGTGCTACAGCTGCTACTCCAGCCATTGCCAAATCTTTTGGATTTGTATTTCCTGTCATATAAAGTGCTAATGCTGCCGCCATAAATGAACGACCATAGCTTGCTAGAATTGCAAGAGCTTTGCTTGCTTCTTTTCCTAGATCCATTGTTGGTGCCTCTGCTTTCTTTTTCGTTGCCATATTTTCTCCTTAATGGGGTTTACCCATATTTATATTCTACCATCAAGCGGATATATCTACAATTTCACAATTTCCGTCTGATGTACAGGCTAAAGTTTGTGTTCCTGAAGTACCATCTTCGGTTTCATAGAATGACAAATCTTCCCACCTAATAGAAGACGGCATCTTTGCTAACAATTCAAGATACTGTTCTTCTGTTACTTCTTGATAAGGTGCTTGCTTATATGAATGATCTGAATGTGGTAGGAATGAAATACCTGATACTTCATCAAAATGCTTGTATACCCAAGCACCAACTTCCATCCACTCATCTTCTTTTACAGACACTGTAATAGATGGTTTATGCTCACACCATGCACGTTGATAAACAAGCCATGTATTCAAATGATCAATAGCGGTCAAATGATCTCTTGTAATTGCACCTTCTGGTGCCTTTACTGGAAATGAAAACACATAAGTGTCATTTGGTTTCATAAAGTCATCTTCTACTGGAATTCCAACTTCTTTTAAGAATGTTGATAAAGGATCTTTCTTATCTCCACGAACAGTGCGAATGTAATATGGAGAATGCCATGCATGCATTCCTGAAGAAACTCCTACAAGCTGTGACACCGTTCCAGAAGGCTTAACACATGTAATAGCAGCAGATTCGTTAATACCAATTTTTGCTGCTTCTGCTTTATTTGTATCTCTTGCATAATCACGAAGGCCTTCTAAAACTTCTGATAGTTTTTTGAGATCTTCTTTTCCAGAAAAGAATTTATTACCAAACTGACCAGTAAGAGATACACCAAGTAGGCGTTCTTCTTCTGTATTATCTTTCCATATTTTGCGAAGATACTTAAAGTCTGTAAGTGTTGATTGCCAAGTTCCAAGAATTGTAGCTAATCTAACTTTTTCTGCTACTGTTTTAGCAGTATCTTTTTCACGAATTACAACTTCGGATAAATTACAAAACTGATAAGGTCTAAGGATAATTTCTGAGCATGGGTTAGTTCCGTAGTGAATTTCAGGATCTCTTCTTCCCCATCTTGCTGCTTGCTTTTGAGCAGCGGCAACATTGTATATGCCACGCTCACCAGATTTTGAGTCATATAAGTTTTTCCATTCAGCAATAAACTGCTCCATCTCTGGTTTGCGAGAATATGCTACTGAGTTATTTGACAAAGCTCGTTGTGAATTGTTTTCCCACCAGTTACCTGATTTTGCTGCTGCCATTTCAATGTCATTAATGTTTGACAAAGAAATCATTGCAGAACGACGTACTCCGCCAACAACTACAACTTCACCTATCTTACACATTATATCGTGTGCCTCAATAGGCTTCAACTGGCGACCTGCTGCTTGCTTGAACTTAGCAATAGTAAAATCAAAAAGATTAATAAGTGGTTGTGGGCCTGAAGAACGACCACCCATTGTCTTTAAACGTGCACCTGCTGGACGAAGTTTAGAAACGTCTACAGAAGGAATCTGTCCAGCCCAAAGCATTGCAAGAAGTTCACGATAAGACTTTGCCCAACCAGTCTTAGAATCTTCTACTACAATTGTAGTTGTAGATTTTTCAAATGATTCTGGGACGGCAGGAAGCTTATTAACATATTTATATTCAACAGAGAATCCAACACCAGTTCCACACATCAAGATATACATTGTTTCATCAAATGATCTTGGGGAATCAACTGGAACAAATGAACAGTTATATCCTGCAACATGGTCTCTATCTAATGCTGCACCTGCAGTCATAACAGCTCTCATAGAAGGCATTACGTTTCTATCATAAACCGCTTGCTTTAATTCCTCAACAAGTTTGAGGTCTGGGTAGTAATTAAAGTTTTTAAGGTGGGAAAGCATAAAGTCAAAGTACCTATCTACAGTTTCACCCCATGTTTCACGACGGTTTTCATCAGACAGCCATCTTGCATATCTTGACAATGCAATAAAGTTTTCATATGGGTTTTCAATAGTTCTTGACATTTTTAGAGTACTCTTTCCGCCGTTTTTCTACAGCTAAATTTTATTTTGGGTAAGTCTAAGTATACCTAAAAGTTTTTATAGGGGCAAGGGGTTAAGAAAATTTTTTTTCTAAATGATCAAAAGCATTCTTAGTCAACTGAATCCAATTATATTTTTCATGAATTTTTTCAGCTTGTGCAAAATAATAGCCAGAATAAGCTTTATAATTTAAAACAACATCATACATAAGTTCTTCAAGATGTTCTTTATTGGGTTTAAACATTTTTCCAACATAAGTATGTCCTACAGATTTAGGTAACTTCTCATCTGTCAATGTTGACTTTAACTTTAGAGGTCCTAAAAATTCTTTATAATCTGCCCAATCATAAGTTGATATTACTGGCATACCAGTTGCTAAACCTTGCAAAGGGATAAATCCAAATCCTTCTCCCCAACTTGGATAAACAAGTGCATGATGAGAGTGATATAAAAATAGGAGTTGACTAGTGTCATACTCTTCTGTTATAATTGATATATTATTATATATATTAGGTAAAGATAATATATTATAATTATTATATATTCTAATAGTATTAAATAGATGCGCCTTGATTGTTAAGTGATATTTTGGGTTATTACCAAACAATTTAATAAAAGTTTCAACTACTAATTGTCCGTCTTTTCTTGGAGCTGGTTCACCAATATGAAGAAATCTAAAAACTCCATCATCTTTTAGAATTCTTTTCTTTGGTTTCCAAAAACTTTCAATTCCATGTCTGTAAACTTTAACATCTTTTTCAACACCATTTGCTTTAAAAACATCTGCTGTCCATTGAGATGTTGCCCATACTTCATCACATAGGTTAAATTTTTCAACCCATGCTGGATCCATTGAAGTAGATTCCCAAGGTGTATATCCAATTTGATATTGATTTCTATGAAATTTAAAATTGTCAGGTTGAGTAAACATTAATTGTAAATCTGCTTTTGGATTTGCAAAATTTACTTTGTGTCCTAAACTTTGTAATGATTTAACTATATTTTGACCAGCATAACCAAATCCCACAGCTGGATTTAATCCCGCTTTTACTGTGTAATAAGAAATATCCATAATATCTTTCTGGTCGACTAACTTGACAAGCCCATACTTTGTTTAGTATTATTATATTTACTGTCTCTTAGGAGGTAACAACCTATGGAGAAAAATATAAAACGTTTGTATGAAGTACTTAGTAATTCTACCATATTCGTTTTGTTTATGGTAGCAGTTTATTTAGTATCAATTACAGATGGACCTGCATATGCTGTAAAAATTCAGGAGCAATTAGCTGCTGAAAAATTACAGAAAAAAGTAGAGGCTTATTCAGTAGCAACTGATTTAAGTCACTGCGATCTTGTTGAAGTTTTGAGCATTGCTGGCTTTGAAGGTCAGGCTCTAAAAAAAGCGTGGGCTGTGTCAAAAACAGAGTCCAACGGAAGACCGCTTGCTCATAACGGAAACAGAAAAACAGGGGACAACTCATACGGGATTTTCCAAGTAAACATGCTTGATGACCTCGGAGTTGAGAGAAGAGATCAATATGGTCTCACTTCCAATTCTAACCTATTTAACCCCATTTTAAACGCCGAAATCGTTTATAGAATGACGAAGCAAGGCAAGGACTGGAGTTCTTGGCCAAGTTACGGAACTGTAAGATACAAGGAGTTCTTAAAAGAATTTCCTGCAAAGTGTTTAACAATGACAAATAAAACAAAAAAGACAGAGGCAGTAAATTAAAACACAAGTAATCGTGGCTTATCAAAAGTTGGCGGAGGAATCAAAAGTTCCTCCGCTGCTTTGCCCAATAGACAAATCAATGCTTTACCCAAACCTAACAGATCAAGATCAGCTATTCTTATACTGTTTAGAATGTTCATACAAAAATTATGTTGGACTAGATTTATATGAAAAAGTAGAAAGATACATAGAAAAACACTATGGTAAACAGAATACTGAAGAATGGAAAACCTCTTAAACAATTAAGAGATCCAGTTCAACTTTTAGTAAGAACTAAGGTTCCAGAAAAGTGGATTTTGATTGATCAAGAAACTGGTCAAGTATATCAAGGTTCTGACAGAATGGATTCTTATGGCCCATGGGTAAGACTTAATGTAGACGATAAAGTCATACCAGAAGATATAGCGAATTTACTATATGCAATAATTGAAAGTGCGAAAAGTGCCTCGGCGCCAGAAGAGAAAGTGATATAATATACATATGCTAAGAACTGCAGTATATACTCTAAACTCCACACCAGTTAAACTTAGTATTTCTGATGAAGTTGAAGGACCATCAACTCTACATGTTAAAAATCTAGATAACTCTAAGCATGTTTTTCTTGGCGGAAGTAATGTGACATCTACATCATTTGGAATGAAGCTTGAACCACTAGAAAATTTTGTAATTGATCTTGGACCATATGATCATTTGTGGGCAGTTGGAGAAACTGGATCTTCTGTATCTGTCCTAATTTTGGAGAGATAGTTTGAATAAGGGCGCTAAAAAAGTGCTCGGCGGACTAGAAGTATCCAATTTTATATGCTATACTAAAATACGAAAACATTTAAACTCTAGAAAATATTCTAGGGGCCATCTTAGAAAGTATTACGAAAATGAGCGAAGAAAACGTCAATCTGGAGGATAACCTCCAAATGGCTCAATATATTATGTTGGCCAGAATTTATGACCTAATATCCGTGCTAACTAGCCATATGACAGAAAAACCAGAACTTATTCAGAATATTGTAAGCCTGCACGAACAGGGTCATATTCTTGGCCCAATGCCTGCATTTAAGCCTAAGGAAGAAAATGAGTCAACTACAGGAACAAGTACAGAAGAAACTTCTAGCTGATTTTAGGGCGGGAATTTGTAATTCCTGTCTTGAATTTAGCCATATAGAACTTAAATGCACTATGGTAGATAAGCACAGTAAGGAGTATTTTGTAGATTCCGACTTTACTTGTCCAATAGGAGAATTTTAATATGGCAAGAGAAGTTAGACCATGGGATTTGCTAGATCCAAATACACCTAGAGCTCCTAAGAATGTGCAAGAGAAAAGAATGGAGACTTGTTCTTCCTGCCCCCAATTTTTTAAACCAACTAAACAATGTAAAGAATGTCTGTGCATTATGCCACTAAAGACACAATTGCTTAATGCTACATGTCCATTGAATAAATGGGAAGGTGAATTACATGTGTCGTAATTGTGGAGATTGCACAGCAGAACATCCACATTCCACAGATGATTCTGTGGATATTGTTTTAGATTCTCCAGTATTGTAGTTGACTACAAATTACACTTATGTTATTATTACAGGAGTGTTTGGTTGAGAACCACCATTCTCCCATTCATTAGAAAATCCCCTAGGATCCGCCTCCGAAGGGATTTTCGCTTTTTTGTGATAAAATTATATTATGCCTAGAAGATATTTTTCAGAATTACGCTATGTAAAGCATTACGCTTTACCTAAGCGTGAGAATATTTTTAGTCGACTAATTAATAAGTTAAAATTAAGAAAAAAATAATTTTTTACAATTTGCTTCTTTTATATGCAAAAATCATATCTTCATTGGCGTATTTATCATCACCTGTAAAATCATATAGAATAATTCCTAAAGCTAAACATTCATCATGTTTCCACCAGGTGTAACACTTACTACCCTCTACATTTAAACAATTGTGTAAATAGGCTTCTAGCCTCTCTATGACCCATTGTGGAGCTTGTTCTTTCACTTATGTTCCTTCATATGTCTATTTAGTGTTTCATGGGCAAAGCCAGATCTTACTTCTATTTCCCGCCCACATATTTCGCAAATTACTACTCTGTGAGATGCCATTATATCCTAGTCGACTAGATTATTTTTAATTTCGTTTAAGACTATTGAATTCATTTTAGATTGCTTAAACTTTTCATATCTTTTAGTAAGTGGTAAATGTTTTCCATAATATGCAGGAGCTTGTGCACAAGCATCAGCATATTTAACTAAGTTTTTATTACATCTAAATCTTTTAAGTATTACTTCTCTATCTGTTAAAACTTCAAAATAAAATAAAGGTTCATTTTCTTCAATAATAATTTTACCTTTAGTTTTCCAGGTCTGTATTTCTATATTCATAGGTCTAAACCATTGAGAAATATCAAAGCTACCTGGAATTAAGGTCCCATATTTTGTATATCCAGGTTCATGCATCATTGGTGGACTAAATACTCCAATTGTAGGTTCTTCTGCAAAGAAAAGAAATCCCTGATTAAATGATATTGATCCGCCCTCCGTAAATGCTGAAGGTCTTTCAATTTTAAATCCTACAGAAGTCTTTCCAGTAATTTCTAATTTTGGATCATATGGATTTGTAAAATCAAAGTCTACTTCTGACCCCATTCCAGTTCTAAAAACATATGTATGTTTAAATCTTCCTGTAGCTGCAGGACATTGTAAAAATCCACGATTATTTCTTTCATCCCGATTTCTTTTTTCCATAAGCTCATGCATAAGTAAATTAGGTTCAGGATACATCATGTTCCATTCCCCGTAAAAATCTGATTCTGGGGAAGTTAATGGAGCCCAATATACAATAAGCGGATCTTTTTTCATATAGGACATAATAGCATTTTCAGTTGAGCAGGTCAATTCGTTTTTTGAAAATGTTAATATAATTTTAATTTGTATGATACGAGTTTTTATACAAATCGGACAAAACGGATAGTGCGCCCATGTGATGCAATTCACAAAAATAGTTTTGCGACACGCCCGAAAAACACCCCAAAATGTCAGACCCCTATGGTAGGATACTAGGTATCAAGATAAAGAAAGGTTGGTCTAACTATGGACTACAATGATTACTATGACGAAATCTATCTAGATATTTATCTAGAGTTTGGTGCTGATTCAGTATCAGACCCCGACTATGCTGAGCAACTTGCTCATGCTAAGGGTGTGAAGTAAATCACACACCCTATGCGGCGTGTCGTCTTGATAATGTCGCTCCCTTGTGTTATTATTCCCGTATTAGAAAGAAAGAGGTAGCAAATGTCCGCTAACTTATACAATGTCCAGTCCCTACTAGTAGGAAAGCCTTATCGTAGCCGTTCCGTAGAGGGCGAAATCGTATCGGCTGAGAAACACCCTCATGCCGTATGGTATGAAAACGCTGAGGCGTATCTAGTAGAGATACGCAAGAATACAGGTGGCTACACCTATCGCAGCGTAGCCGTAGCGTGTGACTAACCTCACACCTACACCCTAGCGTGTCGGCTTGAAAATGTCGGTGCTATCGGATAGTATTCCACTATAACTAAATAAGAGGTATGAGCCTAGCAAATAAACCGAAAGGGTGAGCCTAGCAAATAAGACCTCAACTAACGAAAGGATAAACTAAATGAAAATGTATCAAACACTAAAATTTGATTGTAAGGCTTGCCACGGAGTAGGCTATCTATTCTATGGCGATAACAATGACTACACCATTGACGCTTGCGATTGCGTAAGAGAGGAAAATAACTAATGACTAAATGGGATACAATACAGGCAGATTTAGAGCCTATCACACCAAAGGTGTGGGGCGATGAACACGAATTCAATAATGATTTTGATGATGATTTTGATTTTGATTTGGAAATGGAGTAAATAAAAATGGATAGATACTTAGTAATAGATATCACTAGCGATGGGCTTGCTTTTGAAACCGCCCAATTTGATTTCTACCTCTCTCCCCTAGGTATGGCGTTAGTAGTAGTGGGCGTTATTGCTTACAAGATTTACAAGCGCAGAAAGCGTGTGTTCTAAAACACAAAACGGATCGGCGTGTCGATTTGACAAAATCGGCAGCTGCCCGCAGTCTTTTGCGGGCGATTTGTACCGTTATGTCCGATTTAAGTAGATTCACGGAAAACCCCGAAAAATGTGAGATTTATCACAAAACAAAATGTCCGATTTGTGGCATTACTGGTCAGTAAATGTCAGACCCCCCTGTTATACTTCAGTTATTAGATAGTAAAAAAGAAAGGTGGTCTAAAATGACTACACTAAATAAAAATAATAAAGTAAATGCTTTCGACATTATCGAAGAAAAAGGCTTATGCGCTATGGATAAAATTTGCGTATTTTGCTCAATAATGACAGATGGGTGGAATAGTTTTTGCCCAAGATGTAAAGAATACAAAGGTATGATGAGATTACCTGAAGCCATAGAATACTATGGTGAAGAAATTATTGGATACTAATAGAAAGGATAACTAATAATGGGTTACATTGAAATTTTTAGATTAGATGAACAAGGTGCTGGCTGGGTTGATCTCAGCGAGGCTACGCCTGAAGAATTGCTAAACCTTGAAATTGGCTTATTTCAAGAGGGAGCTTTGTGAGATTTCTCACAAGGCTAAGCGTCTCAAAATTTGAGAAAATCCGATTTGGATTTGTAAAGCCCGTAAAATTTTGGTAAAATTGCCAACCTAAAGAAAGGAAAACTAATGAGAAGTTATTCAATTGTAGATTTACTAGTAGACCAATACTATGCGCCTACTTCATTATCCCGCCGTTTCAATGGTGGAATTATAAACTTTGCTGAAAAGCGTGAGGATACTTATCCGCCAGAGGGTTGGGAACACTTTGCTATTCGCTACCGCCCAACAGGGTCAATTCAAGACCAATGGGCTACTGTCGCTGTGAGGCTTACCGACTACTAAATGTCGGTGGCTTCCGCTATAATCTAATCAACTAAACGAAAGGAAAACTAATGAAATTCAATTCTCTCGAAGACTTCAAGTCTTATGTTATCTCTCAGCGTGAAGCAAGCAAGGCTGAAGCCTTGTCGGTGCTAACTGCTACAATTCCAACAACAGAACGAAAGGAAAACTAAAAATGAAAACAACAACAGAACTAATTGACACAATTCTAAATTGTGATGAGTGCTATGGACAAGGCGTATCGGGTTGGGTATCACCTGACGGCGACTATGATTTTGAGTATTGCGAATGTAATCCATACAAAATAATTCTTGACTATGATAAAAGCGTAGTTGATACAGGAACTCTATTTGAAACTGCGGAGGCTAACTAATGTATAAAATAACTGTAACCTATGATGAAAGCAAAACCCCTGATTATGTTTTTCAATATTCAGATGAACTACAAGCACACAAAGAATTTGCTAAGTATGTTGATTGGGGATTTGCTAACGAATACTCAACTGTAAATTTATTTACACCTAGCGGAAAATGCTACACAAAAATTTTCTATCGTGAAGGTAGAAGGGTGGTTGAAAAATAATGATGACAAGAAAAGACTATGTTGCTACCGCAGAAATTCTGCGGTATGTTTCAGATAAAACTCACCCAGCCGTTTTTTCTAAAATGGTTGTAGATTTTGCGGAGATGTTCGCAAGAGATAACGAAAGATTTGACGCCACTAAATTTTATTCGGCTTCAAATTACAAAATTCCAAATTTCAGTAACTAAATAAAAAAAGGACAGAAAATGAAATTACCAAATAAAGAAAGAATAAAAAAAGTTTTGGAATTGCGGAGATCAAATGCCGCAACTCCAATTCCTAGTAAAAAAATTTACAAGCGAAAACAAAAACATAAAAAAACCGCTGTTGGTAAAACTATGAATTGGGATTAGTTGAAATTTCAACTAAGCCCGCAGTAGCTGCGGGGTCGGGCGTGTCGTTAAGTAGATGTGAGATTTATCACAGGAATTTTGACGGCGTGTCGCTGAAAATGTCAGCCTTTTACGCTATAATTGCTGCGTATCCCAACGAAAGGAAATAACTATGGGTTTAGATATGTATCTCCACGCTAAGAAATATGTGGAAAAAGTAAATTGGCAGGTCCTACAAGAAAATCAAGACTTGTCTTATGATAGTCCTGAAGCAATTAATCCTCTATGGAAAGATATTGTTTCTACCTCTCAAATGTCAGATGTTGCTACAGATATTTATGGCGTAAATGTTGAAGTTACTTGTGCTTATTGGCGTAAGTCTAATCAAATACACAAATGGTTTGTAGATAATGTACAAAATGGTGAAGATAATTGTGGCGAATACTATGTATCACACGATAAATTAAAGGAATTAAGGGAAACCTGCCGTCAAGCCTTATTCGCTAAGGACCCTAGTTTGCTGCCGCCACAAGGTGGATTTTTCTTTGGCAATACCGATATTGATGAATGGTATTGGCAAGATATCAAGGACACTATCAAGAAACTTGATCGGGTGTTCAAATTGTCCGATTTCGACAAATTGTCCTTTTATTACAATTCCTCTTGGTAAATGTCGGTGGGCCCGTGTATAATGGGCCCTCTAACGAAAGGTCTCTCATGAAATTAAAACGTTCTAACGATAGAAAGGTCGCTAATGCCGTCTCAAAAAATGGAAAAACCCCAACAATTGCCAACACCTTCGGATTACCTGCTGGAAAAGATTTCTCGTGTCCTGGTGCCACTAGTGTTTGTGAAAGCGTTTGCTATGCAGGAAAACTTGAAAGAGTATACAAGGGAGTAAGAGCGGTCCTCTTACACAATTGGGAATTACTTAAGAATGCAGATGTTGAAACTATGGTTTCTCTTCTGGATGAAATGATTGTTGATTTTAAAAAAGATTGTGATAAAAAGTCTGCAGAAAAATTATTCCGTATCCATTGGGACGGAGATTTCTTTTCAGATACCTACGCATATGCGTGGAAGACTGTAATTAATCGTCATGCGGATGTTCAATTTTGGGTTTATACACGTGTTTATTCTGCTGTACCAATTCTAATTGACATTCCTAATCTGTCTCTTTATTTTTCTACCGACGATGAGAATAAAGAAATTGCAGGCGCATTGCGTGATTTGCATAATGTCCGTCTTGCATACTTAGGCAAAACGTTTGCTGTCACCGAAAGCGTTATGAAAGAATTAACTGGCAAGGTCGGTGCTAAGTGTCCTGAAAATAATAAACAAATTCCATTGATTTCAACTAATGGCAGCGCATGTGTGTCATGTGGATTGTGTGTATTTAATAAGGCTGATATTAGATTTTCTGCGAGTAAAAAATGATAGAGCTCCTTGGATCTGTTGCAGCTATTTTATTTATTGCATTGTTACTGTCACCGTTTATATTAATAATTTATATGTTGACAAAACTGTAAAATGCCCGCAATATATTGCGGGGTTATCCACAGATTTAAGTGGACCTGTGGATATTCACGGGAATTGTGAGAAATCTCACAAACACGGCGACACGCCGATAATGGATTAGATAATGTCGCAGGCTTACGCTATAATTCCACTATCAACAAACGAAAGGAAAAAATAATGTCCAACTTCTCAAATTGGAAATCCTACCCGTTTTCAGTAGACGGTGTAGACTTTGTATCTTTAATTAATCCTGAAGGTTCAATGTATGCTCAAATTCAACGAGTGCCTGCACAGGTATTTACTCAAATGAACGAATCTGCAATTCGTGAGTTAATTGGTAAAGTATCTCTCTTATCCCGCTCTGAAATTCAGGATGAGTTAGACCGTGTAAATGAAGGCTACGGTCAGGCTTACCTAGCCCTAGCCTAAAATGTCGGTGGGTAGGTGTATAATCTACCCACCACACAACGAAAGGAAAAAAATGCTATCAACCGCAACCGCTCTTATTCAGGCAACTGAAGAAAGTATTTTTGATGAGGAAATTATGGGTTTTGCTCAGGCTTTCTGCTATCACGCTAAAGAATTAGATGACGAACAATTCGCTAAATCTATTTATACTTATTCTTGTATGCTTGCTTCTCTCGCAATAGATAAGGCTACTAAAATTTTGCTAACTGAAACTCAGGTAAAAGAACTTATGGCTACTATTGATGAAATGGAAACAATGAGAGATGAGGTATTAGAAAATGGGGAGTAATTTTGCTACTGAACTTGCTGAACTAGACTTAGGTTTATCTTTAGAGGATAGTATAGCTATTCACTTATCCGCTAATCATTACCCACCCGTCCCACGATCAATGGTTCAACCTTGTATTGATGCTATTGATGCTTACTATGATGAGGACTATGAACGCCTTATTGACCTACCCTCCCCAATTACTTGGAGGGATAAAAATACGGCTCCCGCTTCGGCTATTGTCGAGGCTCACCACCTAGAGGCTTGGTTGTGATAAATCTCACAATCATTAGCAAGGGCTTGCCACTTGTCGGTAGCCCCTGCTATAATCTACCCACCTACTAATAGAAAGGAAGCAAAATGACCATAAATGGTTATACTTACAAGGTTGGCGATTTATTCACCACCCTAAAGTCAAAGAAAACAGGCGTAATCAAAGAGATTATTCCTAACGCATCTGGCTCGGTGCGTGTATTGTTGGAACTACCAACAAAAGAAACACGCTGGACAACTATCTCTGCTGATAGCCTAGCCTAATTCAATGGCAGGGCTCACCGAAATGTCGGTGGGCTCTGCTACAATTCTCTCACACAAACAAACAAACGAAAGGAAAAACAAATGAGTAGAGGAAAAGCCATAAATGTAAAGATTGCCACCACAAAGGTAATCAAGGCTCTTGAAACTAAGTTAGCACAAATCCAAAAGGATAAGGCTAATCAGAAAGTCAATGAGGAAAGATACTCAAAGGCTCAAGAAAAATGGAGTAAAGAAATTGCTAAACTTGCTCTTGCTAAAATCGCAAAGGCGGAAAATGTCCGTGCTAATGTCCGATACAATGGTATGGTAAATGTAGATTTTGATTTACCTGCTGGTTCTATTGAACTACCTGTTGAACCTACTAAGGACTTTGATACTTACCACGATTGGCAGTATAAGGAAATGGTAGAGGAAATTGAGAACGCAATTCGTATTCTCAAAATGACGGACGAGGAAGTTGTAAGCACTTCAACTTACAATGCTATTGCTCGTTATCTCTAATTAGAGATTTGGTGCTGGGTATCACCTAAGGTAAAACTGCCCACCAACACACCAACAAACGAAAGGAAATAAAATGTCACCAATTCTAGATACTAAGAAGGGTCGCTTCTATAAAAAAGGCGATGTCTTTACAACTGGTAAATCAGGAATTACTGGCACAATTAGCGAAATTATTTCAGTTAGACCAACACTTACAAAACTTGGTTTAGAAACTGAAAAAGGTTTGCGTTGGGCTATGGTAAAAATCGGAGCATAATAATCTTGGGGCGGGTTTGAACTGTGTAATCATCTAGATTCCCGCCCCAACTTCCCCGATCAAGCTGCCCGCAAATATGTGCGGGGTTATCCACAGCGTTACGGCTGCCTGTGGAAAACCCTGAAAAAATATGAGATTGATCACATGTCCGTTTTGCCCTAATGTCTAACTAACTATAGACAAATGTCGGTGGGGTCTGTTATACTTAGGCTCAATCTAACAATCGAAAGGAAAAAATCATGGCTCATAACCTTGAAACAAATGGCAATGAAGTTGCCTTTGCTTTGCGTGGAACTCCCGCATGGCACAATCTCGCAAATCGTATCTTCTCACAAGATGAAGATGTGACTACTCAAACAATGCTTGAAGAAGCAAAATTGGCTAACTGGAATGTTCGCCTCTCTCCACTAACTGACCATATTTCAGAATCATGGAATGATGTTTCTAATGCTCAATTAGTTATTCGCACAAATCCATTCAATGGCGGAACTGATGTTCTTGCTACCGTTGGTAAGCGATACAAGCCTGTTCAAAATGAAGAATTATTTGCTTTCGCAGATAATATTCATGACGCTAACCCTGAGTGCCGTTGGGAATCTGCTGGCTCTCTAAAGAATGGTAAAGTTGTATTTGGAACCGTTGATGTTCCTCGCACAATGGTATTAGACCCACAAGGTGCTAATGACCAAACCAAACTTTATCTAATCGTATGGACATCTCACGACGGCTCTGTTGCTGTTCAAGCAGCGATTACACCTGTTCGTGTTGTATGCCAAAACACTTTGAATCTTGCTATGCGTAATGCTAAGCAATCATTCAAAATTCGTCACACACAATCTGTTGAGGGACGAATTCAAGTTGCTCGTGAAACTCTTGGGCTTGCTCTTGGATACTTTGATGAATTCGAGAAAGAAGCGCAGGAACTTTTCAAGGCTGAAATTACAAATGCTGAATTCTCTAAATTGATTCAGACAATTTATCCTAAGCCTGAAAAAGATTCTAAGGGTGCTCTCAAAAAGTGGGAAAATAAAGTTATCTTGATTGATGACCTTTATCATAACTCACCAACTAACGCTAATATCAAGGGAACAAAATGGGGTGCTTTCAATGCGCTTACTGAACGCCTTGATTATTTCCGTTCTGGTCGTGGCAATAGCGAATCGCTAATGGCGGGCGCAAGTGGCTTTGACCCTGTTCTTACTGCTGAGAAAAATAAAATTCTCAAGTTAGTAAAATCATTCTAATAAAATGATTACACTAGCGGGGGAACTAAAAATTCCCCCGCTTTTTATTTGGTGCGTTAGCTTAGCGGTTAAAGCGCTACCCTGTCACGGTAGAGATCACGGGTTCAAATCCCGTACGCATCGCAATATGAGATAACAATTTCAAATAATGAGACGCCCGCAATATACTAAGGATGTCCCGCAGCTTTTACGGGCGTGACATAGATCATATGGGAATATAGAAAAATTCACTGGAAATCCTTGACTCTTGTCAGTGTGCTCCACTATAATAGGGCCCAAAGAAAGGAAGTAAAATGCCAAATTGGTGTTACAACGGATTAACCATTGAGGGTAATCCTGATTTAGTAAATGACCTTGTTCGTCAAATGAACAAGCCATTTGTCATGCTACATGATTCATGGAATATGGAAACACAGGAAATGGAAGTCTCTCAGACCACATATCCAAATCCTGTATTTGCATTCTATAATATCTATAACCACCGTCAAGCAGGTATCACAGACCAAGAATATGTTCAACAACCTATTCGTTCTGAGAAATCTTTAGACGACCCTGAGTGGTGGTCAGATACAATGAAAATAGCCCAAGAAGACAAAGGTTGGTATAACTGGAATGTTGTCAACTGGGGAACCAAATGGGATGTTGCTGTTAAAGACGGTGATAAATATCCTGAAACATATATAGAGGGGCCTACTCCTAATGGAGAGAACCTTGTAGTTTATTATAACTTTAATACTGCTTGGTCTCCACCAATGCCTGCTCTTGCTAAACTATCTGAACAATACCCAAGTTTGTTATTCACCTTATCTTATGAGGAAGAGACAGGTTGGGGCGGAGAATGCGAATTCCTACGTGGAGAAGTTATCTCTGAAATGGATTATGAAAACAGATGTAGAGATTGTGACGAATATAACACTCTATCCTATTGCGAAGAATGTGATAATGAGTTATGCTCTGCCTGCAACTATCTAGGTGAAGCAGACCTTGATGCCATCAAGGAATGTCCGACCCATAAGGTATACTTAGACGCTGAACATGTCCCACACTACAGAATGGAGAAAATCTAATGGAGACAGCACCATACACATACAACCCAAATGCTCTCGTCACAGTAAAACATATTGTTGACGGCGAAGCAACATATGAAACTATCAAGGTTGTTGACCTAGAGGGAATGCTCTATGTCAATCCAACTATTGATGTAATTGAATCACACACTGACGGTACACACACTGTGCATAACATGAAGCGTACTGATATCATGGAGATGTTCCGTCTTCGTGGTTTTACTAATGCTCGTCTTGAACAACAGGAAAAGCAAATCGGTCAAGTTATTGATAACATGACTGCACAAGGTTGGTACAACCCTAACACTGATAAGTCAGAAATTCTTTCTGATTTATGTGAAATCTTTGGTCATGAACCAAAGCAAGAAATCAGAATCACTGGCAGCATCACATTTGATGTTCGCTATGATTGTCCATTAGATGAAGTAGAGGATTTCGATGCCCGCTACTTCCTCCAAGATACATTAACATTAGATGCATATAACGGCGACGTTATTGTTGAATCGTTCGATGTCGAAGATGCGGACGTGGACTGGTAATGTATTTTGAATTAACTGCGCCAAACCAGTTGGCCCTGCAAAGGGCCTACTGGGAGGCAGATGTGCTTGGATTGGATCCATTGCATATCAAAGACACCTTGACATTCGAGATAGGAACAGGTAGTATAGAGAAAGTAAGTCGCATTCGTGATAAGTATAATTTAACTGAAAGTTATACCTCAGAATACGAACCAACAGGTTATAGGAGATAATATGTCAGATTACAAGAGCGGTTGGGATGACGGGTATAAGTATGCTCGTGAAGAAATCATGGAGAAGCTGCGTGAGATTGATATCTCAGATATTGACTCTTGGATTCTAGATAGATTGTCAGACATGATAGAGGGCGGTAATCTATGAGTAACAGATTTATCGGATGTGATAAATGTGTCACAGCCAAAGCTGTATATCAAGCAAGAGGCTTGGCAGGAGATTTATTTTTCTGTGGCCACCACTACAATGAATTCAAAGAGGCCCTTGACAAATGGTCCTATGAAGTTGTAGACTTATCCATTGAAAACACACAACAAGAAAAGGCGGAAGTAACAAATGGGAGCACGTATTAATTATATCTTCAATGAGGGTGAGGACCAGCCTGCGGTATGGCTGTACAGTCATTGGGGAGAAGATGAATGGGAAATTAAATTAGCAGCAGCATTAAACCATGCCCGTCCAAGGTGGGAAGACACATCTTATTGCATTCGTATGATTATTTCTCATATGATTCAGCATGAGGTCCTGGATGAGACTGGATATGGAATTGGTGCTGTAGATAAGCCAAGCAACTTTGCAGCGTGGGACACCACAATTGATGTTGACATGGTTAATAAAATGGTAGACGGTCACACATGGGATGAATTTATCAATTATCATTTGGGGGTTACAGTTTAGTCTACTAAAATATGCTATAATGTAATCACAAACGTTTGGTGAGGCTATCAGGGTTCCTTTCGCCCAAGTCTTTAAATATGCATAGTGTGGATGCAGCCAAACACCAGGGGCCCAGCAGAGGGAGAGACTGCTAGGGCCCCACTTCTTTTTTTAGAGCTGCCCGCAAAAACCTGAGGATAGCATAGATCATTTACGTGTGTCAAATATATTTCACAGGAATTTCAGCATATGAGACAAACTAACCTATTAGTCATTTTATGTGATCCACATCATATGGACAAATGTCGGTGGTATGAACTATAATTAAGCCATGTCTAACGAAAGGAATAATATGGAAATGTTTACAGATACTCTAGGAGAACATATTCTAGGGGCTATTCAAGTAGAAATTGAAGAACAACTATTTGATGATTGGAATAATAATAACCTTGATGAGGGGGAGGAATATGCTGAACATAAGTTCATTGAATTTGCCTCCAATGACATCAAGAAATCTTACAATGAGTTTTATAATTTAACTCCTGATGATGAATATTATTTTGAGGTTGATTAATGTTAGGTTATACATATAAGGAGATACAAGAGTTTGGTATTACTTTAAATAGGGCAGAATTTTATCTGCCGCCGTCCGATAAGGAAACCAGGCAAGGTCTATTAACTATTTGGGATTTCTTTGAAGGCCTATTAGCAGAGGGGTATGTGGCTGAATAATGTCTAATCAATTAATTGAATATATGAAGATTCATCAGATTAGTTTACAACAAGATTTAGAAAAACTATCTGAACAAATGGATGCTCTTGACCCTAATTGTAAGGATTATGCTTATTTAGATGTAGAGTATAACTGGGTATCAGGACAACTTACTGCCACCCACCATTTATTGTCAGTGGGCTCTGATATACTTGGCATTCCAACAGAGGAGAAATAATGCAAGAACAGGCGGACAAACTACAGCCACATCTACAGCGTCTTGTTGACGCTGGAGTTAGCGGCATTGATATCATGCATGGCGAACTCAAACTTCGCATGTTAGAGGCGGAAGCGGAATATGCAGAAGCCAAGCGTATTGAGGAAGAGAACGATTACTCAGACGCAATGGAATCTATGGAGCGGAAGTATGCAGAAGGAATGCTGGACGCATACACATGGATATATAAAGACACATATGACATCTCATTTGCAATAGCGGCTAAGGAGGCTGGAGAATGATACAAGAAATAGATCTACCTGAAGCAACACGTAGGAATGATGTATATAATCAGTTACTAGAGATTAATAAACTTGTATCTGATTTATCTGTCTTCCCGTCCCTGTTATGGACCTGGTGCTTTGATATTCTTAAAGACATCTTTGAGAATACTGAAGTTGGCTATGATGAAGCAATCCGTGAGGGTGTTACATTAAAAGAAATCTTTGACCAGTTCTGGGAGGATTCAGATTCTCTGGGACTCACCATGGACCATGGCGGAGAAATCCTTGAAGAAACAATCAGAGATTGGATGAGGGAGAAAGACTTCATCGTGGCCCTGGATGACGACAGTTGGTTAGATGAACCAGGAGACTAAAGCGGCATTCGCTATAGATCTGGCGGCGGCCTGGCTGGACAACGGCCAGCCTGAGCTGGCCAGGAATGTTTTAAATAAATTAATTACTGATGCAATCAATGATGGATTAATCAGTCAAGACTAAGTTTGTGAGGGCGGGCGGGACCCCTTACGATAGTATTTACAAAAACCCCGAAAAGTGGTAAAATATACCACAAAAACAATTGTCTAGAAAGGACAAAACAAATGGCAACAAAGCGTGAATATCTCAAGGCCCAGGGCATTACAGTTGGAGCCCGTGGTCGTTTCTCATCTGCAGCAAAGCAGGCTCTATCTGAGGCAGCTCAGAAGGGCATTACTTTCACCGCTGAAAACCCTACTTCACGTAAGAAGTAGGATCCTCTAGAAGTGGGGGTTGGTTCCCCTTTCGTTGCCAACCCCCACCCCATAATGGTAGAATGGAGCACTAGTAGAAAGAGGAACAATGGCACGGAAAAGAACTCCAGAAGAAAAATTGGCGGAAGCCATTAAGTTAGCAACAAATGATATTAACTTTAATCCAACACTAGTAGCAAACTATCTAGTTAATTTTGCCCCACATTATACTCAAGATAAAATAATGGAACTTATTGAGGCAATTCTCACATATCAATATATGAAATATAATGAAGACTGGGAAGTGGAGGCGGAAACTAGTTATGGCTTAATCAAAGCAAGAGATTGGTTTAGACTCCTTGCAGAGAATGACCAATTAGAACTAGAAATGTATTAAACATATATAAGATAAATTAAAGATACTCCAGGGAAACCTGGGGTATTTTTTTATGTGCGGATATACGGGCCAAATTCTCTATTTACGATAAATCAAATAAAATCACTGGAATTTTGGCCAAAATCTTTTAAAATGTATATTAAATCTAATAGAAATATATAGAAATCTGGCCAAATTTTCCAGAAAATGCTTGACAAATACGGGCCAATATGCATATTTACGGGCATATATTTTATATCACTGGAATGCTTGACATGCCCAATATAATATGATATGGCCAACATGCCAGCAAATTTGACATTACGGGGGAGTATTTAGTATGCTGAAATACATGTATATCTAATTACATATAACACAATAGTATATGAGATATTATCTGTAGTCATATTCTCCACAATGCTCCACTTTACTCCACTTTAAAAGGCTCTAAAAGGCCTATAGAAGAGATAAAAAGTGGGGGGTGGAGTAAGATATTAGCCTTATTCAAATGAAATTTGTGTAGGCTGACGTAGCTCTTGATCCAAGAGAAAATGCGTCTTACACACAAAATGAATCTTATGCTCTTTGGCTATAATATCTGTTGTCTTATCTTGGCATATATAACATTGAGATGCCATTGCTTTATTTTGTTCTCTTATATAGTCTAGGTACTTATTTGACATTTATTCCCAAAGGTTCTTTTTGTTCCCGCCTATATTAGGATCCATTAGTCCAGGCGTTTTACCATTAGGGTATTTGGAATACCAGACACCATCGGCTTCCCGCCCTTCATTTTCTACAACAAAGCCATTCTCTCTATCAAATAGAATATAGTCCATCTCTACCAAATCAAATGTCTCTTTAAATATAGATATAACCTTATCTAATTCTAGTTGACCACAAGTATATAGATCAAATTGAATTAAAGCTGGGTCTATCTCATCCCATATGTGAAAGGCTATATGGCTAGTTTCTATCATAACGATAGCGGTTAAGCCTTTATTGCCATCCTTATCTACATAGGATGCAAATGGACCCTTAATAATCTTCATATCAATCTGGTTGACCAGATTAGTTAGAAAATCAATACCCTGTTGTTCTGTATTAATTGGATTCTTTACTTTAGCATTTACAAGTAAGTGTTTATGATATATCATTTTTTCTCCTTCGGCTTAGGCATTCTGCCTTTAATTAATTCAATTACTTCATCATAGGCAAATTCTGAATATGCCTTTACCTTTAGTTTTTCTATTTCTGAGATTAATTGTTTTCTCTCAAATGCCACCGCCTTAGCACATCCATTACATGGGCATGCCCAATCTCCCCTACTGGGAGTCTGATTCGGATCTGCCATCAAATATCTCCATCAAATCTGACAATGATTTCTCTGGAATATCATTAAAGTAATACTTTCCATCATCAATTGTCCATCCCCGCCATCCATCTGATTCACACCACATTGCTGTGGCAATCTTCATATCTTCGGGATCTTCCATAATTCTGGTAATTGAATTGTGCCAGTCAACCTCAGCAAATATGGCTTTCCGAAGTGAATCCCACTTAAAAATTAAATCAACTAATTTTTGGATCATAATCTGGATCTACTGTTCCTGTCTTTTTCCAATATGGGCAACCATTTTCATCATAATCATTTAGACGTTCTAATAGTTCTTTATTAGTTTTCATCATACGCCATATGTGAAAGCGTAGCTTTAAATATCTAAGCATTTTGTCTCTCTCCCGCCGCACTTTTAGGCGTCCATAATACTTCATTATTTTTATTATTATATCTAGCCATAACAAATAGTAGGTCTGACAGCCTATTTAAATATTTTGGTATCACTGGATTAATATATGGGTTGTCTTTACCATCTGATATTGCAGATAATAACCATACTACTCTTTCTGCTCTTCTTACAACTGCTCTGGCATTATGAATTGGACCAGTTGGCAAAATAAATGATCTAAGTGGCTCTAAGTATTCGTTCATGTCATCTATGACGCTTTCTAACCATAGAACTCTTTCTTCATCTATGTTTAGATCTGATTTAGCTAAATCTGCGCCGATATCAAACAAATCGTTTTGAATCATTTGAACAATATCATTGTATGGCTGAATCATGCCAATTGCTGAATTTGCTTCATCAACTACGCCAATAGCATCTATTACAGCATCAAATTTGGCAACCCTGTTGCCATCTGCTAATGAAGTTTCACCATTGTCGCCAGTTTTAGTATAAATTTTGCTAAGTATTACCACTATAGATCTTCTTTATCTATTTTTTCTGTAAAGTCTAAATCAGCAAAAATGCTACGACGCATTCTTTCTTCCCGCTTCTGAGCAGTGCTCAAAATTGTTTTACGGGCAAGTCGTCGTAAATTCTTTACATGACGTTTAGCCCCACGTAAAGACTTTTTATTATTATTTTTTTTCATTTCTCTCCCGACGATTTCACTTTCTTATCAAGCTTATTTATGAATAGTCCAAATGAGTATCCTATGACAAAGCCAATAGAGATACCCATAAGGAATATTGATACTGATGTTAGAATGGTACTGCCTCTGACTTAACTTTACCAAGACTACGTGTTGTTACGGCGATGGTCTCTGCACGAATATCGTATGAGGTACGTGGATTGCCGTTTTGGTCGTTCCAGTTCTCTTCATAAATTGTGCCAGTAATTGTTACTTCTTGTCCCTTCTTAAGAACATCTGTAGATGCTTCTGCAAGCTTATTCCAGACCTTTACAGTCCACCATGATGTGAGTCTATCTTCCCACATTCCAGTTTGTTCATTCTTACCACGATCATTTGTTACTACTCGTAGTTTTAGTCCGCCATTACTTAGTACTGTCGGTTCTTGCCCAATTCTACCTGTTAAGGTAATAGTTGGATTTGCCATGTGCTTTTCTCCTAGTCTATATCGGTGTTGCGAGCCTCGTCACAGATTTGAACTGTGGACCCCCGCTTTACAAGAGCGGTGCTCTACCACTGAGCTAACAAGGCGTGGAGCGGATGATGAGAATCGAACTCACCCCTTCTGCTTGGAAGGCAGAGGCACTACCAATATGCAACATCCGCAACTAATCTAATTATATTAAATTGTTACGGCTGTGTCAATGATCCATCTACGCTTATTGGATAGTATTTTGACTTAATCATTTCTGGGGGCAAAGTCTTTTTTGCAATAACAGCCCAGTGATTTGAAGGAGCAAGATTAATAAATAACATCTTGCAATAATCTGATGGATCTTTAGATGGATATTCATCTCTTCCATGCTCATCTATGTCGCCCTTTAAAAACACGGCAGATCCTTTTTTATCTTTAAATAATGTTTCTTGTTGAGTTTCTTTATCCAAAACTCTAAGTCCCCATTCTGGAACTGTTGTGTCTAAACAAACATCTATTGTATGTGTAGCAGGGAGTGTATCTACATGCATAAATAGTCTTGGATTATACTCTCCAACTATCTGATATCTAGTTACTTGATTATATGTAATCTCTAGATCTTCTTCGCCAAATTCTTTTCTAGCAAGCTCTAATATCTTTTTCTCTGTATCTGGATCCCACTCAACTAAAGTGTCATATCTTCCAAATCTTTTTGTATATTGTAAATCATTAAATCCTGAATCTGCTTCTATGCAAACAGAATATATTTTATCAAAAAGTTCTTTGCCAAACGGATCTTCTTTGTAAAAAGTTTTCATTTATCTCCCTAATTAATATGGCCCCATATTTCTATGGGGCCACACTTTCAACTCTGCTAGTTAGGATTCTTAATTGAATCTGAAACTGAGCCTATGTGTAACGAGTTCTTCTTTCTTTTCCCACCCTGATCTGCATTAAGATTTATTGTATCTTTAGATGTAGTGGCTCCAGAAGGCTCATTATTTGGTGGAGGCGTTACGCCTGTACCATTCTCAGACATTATGCCCCAAGCGTGTTTTCAGAGTCCATTCCCATGATTGCTCCAAGATAGACTGAAGATTCATTCTGAATAGACTTGTCATTTACTGTTGGTGATGCAACTGTTGAGCATCCGCACATGTCACACATTATAGTGACTCCGAATAGTCTCCAGCTTCCATTTCTCCCATGGCGCCTTCTTTTTGGAAACCTGCGTTTCCTTGAGTAGACATGTCCTTTGCTGGGAAAGCAGATGCTGGTGCTTCTGTGTAAGACTCAGTTGCCCAAGGTGAACTTGGGTTGATCTTTGGGTCTGTAAACCCTGTGGTATTGATACCGTCTGTCATTTTTTTCTCCTTAAGGTTGTTTAATAGGACCTGCATGCTTTTGGTCCACTACAATTATAGCATTAGTGGTATTCTTTTTTGTTCCATAGGTTGTTTCTATACCAACCAGTAAGAACTGATCCTACCTGCCAAATCCTTCTTTTATTATCTTTTCTAAGATCAGTATTTTCTACTGATTCCCAACGCTCACGTTTAATTGGAATGACTTGAAATAAAGGAGTCCCTTTTGGAACCAAGCCTTCAAAGCCATCTTTAACATAAAAAGGAATTCTTCCTGCTCCAAGAAGATCCTGGTCGCAATCGATGACTGCACTCATTGTCATAAATGGAGTATCGTATTGATTTAAAGGTTGTGTAATCAAAATGCTATAACCTGGCGGAGTTTTAATTAAATATGGATTGTGCCATGCATAATGTTTATTTTCATATCCATTTGGGGCAGGCATTGGATGAGTTATTTCTGGACCACGAACCTGAAGTGGTTCCCAGTAATCTGTTCCTTGTTCTGCAGTTTGTCCTGGCCATCGGATTACAGATCCATGAACTCCTTGTTCAATAACTAAGTCTGTCCAAAGCTCTGCTGTGTAACCAGTCAAAAATGAATCCATAAATGGAACACATGCTCTCAATCCAGGATTCATTCCCCACTTTGTAAATTCCATTTTTTGGCCAAGAAACATTGGAGTTTTAGCATACCATTCAGGAACATAATTTTTTGCAGGCTTCATTAATGGAATATGCTCAAATGCAGAAGCAAATTGAATTTTTTGCATTAATTATTCTTTCCGAATTTTGCCCAAAGTCTTTCATGGATATAATACCCAAGAGACTCCCAAGCAATATAAATAAGAGCACCTAGGCTGGCATATTCCCATTCTCCAGTGAACAAGTATATAACTCCAGCAACTCCAACTAAATGGAATGTTTCCCAACTAAAAGTTTTTAACAAACTTCTTTTATTAGAATCAGACATTGCTTGCCTCCTCAGACAATCTTTTTCTGTGTTCAATACATACGTCAATAATTGGTCCTTCTTTACCAGACCATAAAACTTCTGCTTTCCCCCAACAACCTTTAATACGACAGGTATCAATAGGATGCTGTTGCATTTCTTCTTGACTCTTTAGTTCAAAATTCATCTTCTGCCTCCCTATCAATTGGTGTTGGTGCGGTTAGTAGAGAACCACATTCCGCACACTCACAGTCTAGCATATACATTGCTATTTCATAAGTTTCTGGATCAAATCTTGCTTTTATTTTTAACATGGCAGAGTTACAGTTTGGACATGCTGTAGTTGGTATGCCACGTAAATCCATTTTAACTCAATATCAAACCAAAATGCTTAGCAATTGACAATATTGCTAAAATCGACCATAAAATGTTAAACCAAATAATTGTTGGCAAAGTTTTTACAGTAGAAGACCAGATTAGTGCTAAGCTTGAAATTAATGCAAAAATGTACAGCCACCAAAATTGTCTTCCAAGCAAAAGTCCTGGGAAAATGATAGCAATCTTTGTCATAAAGGCAAAAAACTCTACAGTATTTGGCCTATTCCAATAACTTTTAAATCGCATTGTTTTTAGTGCTTCAATCCATTGCGTTCTAAACTTCATTAGTTATCTCCTTGATGATAATGTTTCTTTAAATACTCATAATGCGTTGGTGCATCTTTAATAAAATCGTTCCATTTCTTTTGAGATTTCTCAGTTTTAATAAAGAAATTTCCAGCAACCTGTTCATAATTTGTAGGATGCAAGTGTTGCCAATATGGAATAGATGCTGCATGTATTGGATACCACTCATGTCCTATTGCAATTGCATGGAATCCACTATCAATAGCAACTCTGTATGACTGATGCTGTGTTTTATTTACTAACTCTTCAATAAAGTTTGATTCAGTAGATGCCTCCCAAAGCTTTGGGGCAACATCTCTGGTTGTCATATACTTCCAAAATTCTGTGTCTCTTCTTGAACTTAATGTATAGTGATACTCCAAGAATGTGGCAAATGATTCAAAATGCTTTCTTGTAATTCCATTATAGAAATCTCGATCTATAGCATTAAAATATCCACGAGCTAAGAATCTTGCCAACATCATTGCTGACTCATGAATAAAGAATAAACCATTAGATTCTAGTGGCTCTAGAAATGCTGCAGATAAACCAATACCAACAACATTTTTTACCCATGTTCTTTCATAACATCCAGACTTAAAGAATATTTCTCTAAATGCTGAATCTTCTGGAACACGGTGAGCACCAATTCTATCTGCAAGATACTGCTTAAACTCTACAAGTGCTTCTTCTTTTGTTGTCCATCTATCTGAATATACATAACCAGTACCAATTCTTGAATACAATGGGGCATTCCAAACCCATCCATGCCCTAACGCTGTACAGTCTGTATACAAATCAACTTCTTCATCTGGATTTTCATATTGAATTTGAACAGCCCATGCTTTATTTACTGGCAGTCTATCTTTTAGACTATAAAAAGGTTCATTCATTGATCCGCCCAAAAGCAGGCTCTTAAATCCAGTACAGTCAACAAAGATATCAGCATAAATTTCTCTGCCGTCTTCCAGTATAAGCTTTTCTACCCCATCATCATTTGTTACAATTTGAGATACATCTGCTTCAATATGCTTTACGCCTCTTGGCTTTGCAAAGTGTTCTGACAGCCATTCGGCAAATTTGATTGCATCAAAATGCAAAGCAAAATCTCTATCCATTGAGAATCTACCCAATTCTCCATTTTTAGGATTTTTTAATTTTCTAGAATTGAGTAAAACTGATTGTGGAAATAAAGATTCAACGTAACTTTGAGTAGTGGTTGTTTCTGGAAGATAATGTTTCATAACGTGCCAGTCATTTGCTCCTGGCAATTCACAGTTTTCTAATGTTGGGTGTCCAAATGGATAATGAAATCCTCCGTCACCAATTCTGTGGAAATTATTAAATTTAATACTTAGTTTGTATGATGCATCTGTAAAATGCATAAATTCTTTATGATCAACTCCAATAGCATTTAGCCATGCTGGTAAACCAGCAAGTGTGCTTTCTCCTACTCCAATACTAGGAACATAGGGACTTTCAACAAGTGTTATATCTACGTCTTTTAACTGTGAAACAAGGGTACTTGCGGTCATCCAACCAGCAGAACCGCCACCTACAATTACAATTTTCAATTTATTCTCTTTCTAATAAAGATTGGGGATATCATATATATTATACAATATCCCCAATCGGTTTGTAAATAGATATTATTTACTTCTTAAGAGTTACCTTAAGCTTAGGGAACTTAGCGTTCCACTTCTTTGCTAGAGCATTAAACTCTGCAATATATGTAGCCTTTGCAAGATCAGCATCTGCCTTAGCCTTTGCTAGATCTACTACGGCCTTTGCTGCTGCTGCGTCTGCTGCAACCTTATCTGCTGCACGAGCAGCCTTTTCTGTTGCAAGGGCAGTCTCTGCTGCAGCCTTAGCAGCATTTGCTGCTGCAAGTTGTGCTGTAAGGTCTGCTACCTGTGCTGAAAGATCAGTTACGGCAATTACCTTTACTGCTGAAGATGATGGTGTGCTGAATCCAGTTACTGCTGTTGCCATATCTGCAGATGCAGCATATGCAACAATTGTTACTGGGCCAGTTGCTGGAGCAACAAACTTAACGTCTGCTGTACCAAAATTTGTTAGACCAGATCCTGTAGTTACAGTATTTGTGTCTAGGGTTGCACCATTAGCAATTGCTGAAATTGACTTTCCAGAAATCTTGTTTCCGAATACGTCAACTGCGCCAATTGTTACAGTGACTGAGGTACCTGCTGCTGCTGAATTTACTCCTGCTAGAGTAAGCTTATCAATTGCACCAGCAATTCCTTGTACATAATATGTTGTTGTGGTTCCACCATTTGTAATGGCTACTGAACCAATTGCTGTCGTTTTAGTATATACATAAAACGTTGCTGTTGTACCTGTTCCAACATTCTGTGACCAAGTAGCAGATCCTGATGATGCTGTTACTGGAGC